TTGATACGCAATACCGCTGATTTTTCTCCTAATATAAATCCAGTATCAATTTCAAGTACAGAAAATTTCTTAGGGTCGCTAATACCCATAAGAATTTTTCGAGCATCATCATTTTCTGTAAAAAAATGAGGTGCTTTTATATCGTCAATAACACGATTAGTGACTGTTATAACTTCACCTGAATCGTCGTCATAGTAGACGCACCACTTTTTAGGTGGTTTTTCTTTTTTTAGAGTCTGTAATAAACTTGGTTCTGTAGACATGCATTACTTCGTCGGTTAAAAATGTTTCGTCGCTATAGTGAATAATTCCACTAGGTAGTATATAGTTTTCTACTTGTATCTTCTGATGATTAGTTACCCAAGTGTTCATAAACTCAGTCCATCTTTCTGGTACATCTTCATCAAATATTCCATGTGAAAATTTATGGAGGTCTGTATGATTGTTTAGAAAAATTCTTGTATCTAATTCTAAATCTAAGAAATATGTTACTAGATTACACAAAACATTCTTTTCAAAGTCTTGCGGTTTTTTATCAGTAAACACTTTGCTGTATACATCTCTCCAGTTCTGCAAGACTGGATCTGCCATTTTAAACCATTCGATAGCTAAGTCAGATTCTTGTTTCCAATACATTACATTGTAATATAGTTTAGGAAGTTTATACTGTATCTCATATTCAAATCTTAAATGTTGGGCGGCAGGAAATCCCCTATAGTTATTAGCGTTACCTGGAAAACTTAGGTCATTGGTTGCCATTAGTTCCCACATAGTATCTAAATCAACATTAACTAGTATTGTATCGTAATCTAAATATATAGTTTCATCAAAAGGTGTACAATGATAAAGTTGCCATAAATTCATGCCATGGAAACCATCTTTGTATGCACTGTTACCGTATGGTAATTCGACTATGTAGTCAAATACATGCGAGTAATAATCACTTATCATATCTAGTCGACCTTTGTCAACTACTAAACAAATTTCAGCATTAGGATCGATTATTTTTAGACTACAAGCTAATGTGTAACAGTGTTTAATTTTATCTTCGCCAGTGTCAATGCCTAGTGTAATAAATCCTCTACTCATTTACCGACTCCGCTTTATCTAATCCTTCTAATAGACCAAAATAATGTCTATCTAGTGCCCTCTTATTCATAATGTGTAGATTCTGCTGTGTATGCCTAACCAATATATTCTTCCATTGTTCAACCCTGTTGTGTTTTAAGAATATAAGGTCTTCGTGTGAGTTTATTCCTATAATATCATCTTTTTGATCCATGTTTAACAATGGCGTATTAAGGAAGTCATGTACAAATTCTTCAGATGTAAACCCATTCATTAGATGTGCGGCAATACTTACACAAAAGTCTGTTCTAAATAATGATTTGGGAAACTGATACAACAAACTGTAGTACTCCCAATGCTCTTTTACATGAGCCCACATATCAAAGAATATTTTACTTTGTTCGCTTTGATCAAAATATACTATTGTACTCCACCAATGCTGGATGCCACCCTCATTTAATGTTATCTCATTTACATAAGGACGCTCGCCACCGATATATTCGGCATACTTGTGCATTCCGACAGGAATATCTGTTTTAAACAGATACTCATAAAAGTCGTTCATAATCAAAAAGTCTGTATCTACCAGCAATGTTTTTTCAAAAGGAGTTAATTCAAAAACTTTATGCTTATTTGTATTAGTAAATTGTGCGTTAAATTCTGTCCATGGACTGTCCATGTGTTTACGCATGTTCATTTCATGCGGAACATTATTGATTATAATATAATCAAATAACGATTGTATCTCTTGCTGTGACTTAGTTTCGTTCAGCCAATTTTCAGTACCTTCATCTGTAATGAGGGCTACTTTTATTCCATTCATATAGTGTTTGGCATAACGTGAAGCTAGACTAGCAAATTTAATATAATCTAATTCTTGGTTATTGTATGCGAACATACAAATGCCTTGAGGTTCCTGTTTTTCTGCCATTTACCAGTCCATTAAAGTCTTGATATTTCTAGCTTTCTTAATCTTCTCCAATTGAACTTTGTATTCATTTGTAGATTCAGTATAAGCACTTAGTAATGCTTCTAAGAAATCAGCCAGATCAGTTATCTCAATAGGATTCTCTTTAGTATCTAAAATAATGCTAAATGTTTTCCCTTTATCGATCAAAGTTTTTACAAAACTTATTGTAACCGGGTCAGCATGAAATACTCCATTATTATAATGAACAGTTTGTAATACCAAAGCTCGTTGCTTTAGTGTATTTTTTTGATTACTTAGAGTGATGCGATAATTTGCAAAGTCTAGAGCTTTCTCGAGTCTCTCATCCATAGAGTTTCTCCTTTAGTTAACTACTACTATAACTTATTTATGCTGTGATTGTCAAGTGTTTTTTAGCTATCGTCTGCACTTGTAAATGTGTTAACAACTGAGCATGTTGGATTTGGTGTAACATCTAAACTAGTAGCACCGCTTGTGATTGTATCAGGCATCAATATACTTAATGTTGGTGTAATTGAACCGTCGATAATGTTTGCATGAGCTGTGTCGTCAAGTACAATTTTAAGCTGTACACTTGCACCATTATCTACATATTTGCCATACATTCTAAATTTTAACTGTTGGTAACTACTGTAAATGCTGTAACTACTAACATAGATAGTATTGCTATATGTGCCGCCAATAACAGCTCTTTCAGCAAAATTTGGATATAGACCTTTTCCGGTTATATAACCAAATGCTTGTCCTCCATATCCGTAACCGTAACCGTAACCATAACTACCTATTTGTCTGCCTAGCGTAACACCACTACTTTGAAACAGTAATCCTTCGTTTGTTGCGGCTCCGTCACTACCATCTCCGTACTTGTCTGTTAAATCGTAAAAACCTTTACCTTCGCTAGTACCAAGTGTAGTTGCTGTACTTTGTGTAACTGTATCCCAGTCAAAGTTTAATACGCCCATTTCGTTGATAACATCTGACCAGTTATAATATCCAGCTGTGCTACCGCCACTCATAGTTAAACTAATTCTAACTTGTCCGCCTGCATTAAAGAAATATCTTGCTTTGTTATAACTTCCCCATGTCCATTTGTGTTCACCTACTAGTTTAGTTTGCCAGCCTGTAGTTCTACTGTATGAGCCTCCGCTAGGTGTAATAGGTATTGCACTTGCATTTGTAGGATCAATAGTTAAATGTTTGTTGTTGAGTAAAATTGGAGCAAATTTATCATCAATTTTATTTAGGTCTTCTGCTCTTATAAGAGTACCAACTCCAATATCAGTTCTGTTTGTTGGAATCGTAAAAACTATTATACTGTCTACAAGATCTGTATGGTTGATCGAAATATTTGTCTTTGCTACTAGTCCTTGAAGCTGTGCCGCAGTAATATCATCAGCTACTGCTACAACTACGTTGCCTGATCCCCAACCATATTTGTGTGTATCAATTCTGTTTGCGTCTGTGACTGCGGCTGTAGCGTAGATATCACCAAACACTTTATTAATTTTTGAACCTACTGCATTAAAATGTGCCGCGGTTGCAATATCACCTGGTGAATTTGCCATAGTTTACTTCGCTCCAACTACTACTTCTATCGTACCTGCTTCATCGGTAGTTTTTTCTTCTAACGCTCGTCCTACAACAAACTTCCAACTATAATCATCTCCTGCTTCCATTCCTGTACCAGCTGTAGCACTTGACACAATTCTAGAACCTTTGCCTACTTTTCCAATTACTTTACAAGGTACTCTACCTGCTAGTGCAATATATGGATGTGTAGCATCTGTACCTGCACTTGCATTCATTTCAAACGCTGGTGCAGTACTTACAACTCCAAAAACTTTAACATCGTTTGCTTCTGTTGTTTGTGTAACTTCTTTGTCTCCACCTAATATAACTATTGTTCCAGCCTCATATTCTGCATCAGCTTCATAACGTTCTGCCAAGTCAGCGTATTCTGCTGTAGTTGCTGTACCTCTAAACTTATAGTCTGTTGTGCTATTCATTTGAATGCCTGCTTGAATACTTGCAAATTGTGTACTTAATGCTGTAACACCATCTTCTAATTTTTCATCATTATGAGGTGTCCAAGCTACAGTGTCGTCTGTTGTGATACTAACAATGTTTCCATCAACAATATGTTCTATTGTTTTATGAAAGTTTCCGCCTGTATCTTTTCTATTTCTAAACTCAATCTTTGTTGTACCAGATCCACTAATAATAACGCTCCACACACCGTTATCATAAATTTTTAATTGACTGTTTGCACTATCATACCAAAGTTGACCTTCAGTTGGATTATTTGGCGCTGTTCCATTTGCAAAATTTTCTAAGAGGTGTAACATGTTTTCGTTTATTGTTTCACCAAAACGTGTATAGTTTTTACCAATTAGTCCAATACTAGTGCTGGTATCTATCGTTCCGTCATTTACAACTATTGCTGTTTTTCCGCTGTTGCTATAATCTATTGTGTATGGCATGTCTTTTCCTTTTACAAGTCTGCAAAACTTGATCTAATTCTTAATGTGTATATTACTTGTATTTTTCTATTTGCACTTTTTTGTACTGGATGAAAAATAACATGGGTTAACAAATCGTTGTTACCTGAATATAGTGCAAGTTCGTCAAACACATATGTTCCGTTCATGTTGGTAGCTGTATCTAATAGATCTTGTCCAGTTACACTACCATAGTCAAGTGTGCATGTTGTAATAACATCACTAAATGTGTTTGGACTGGTATGAGCAAACTCTGTTCCATTATCTGCACTTCCTGTTACTGTTTCATCAACTGCTTGACTAAACGTTTGATTATATAATGCCCCACTAGCAGTGTTAGTGTTAGTTGCTTTATATGTAACTGCACCGAGTCCGTCAATAGTAGTTCCACCATTTCCAAATCTCATTGTAGCAACTTGATGTGTGCTAGTTGCGCCGCTTTCATTAGCTAAAAGACTAGCTATCGCAATACTCATATTTTCGTAGTTAATAGCATTACGTCGACGTACTAGTACTTCGCCAGATTCTGGATCCCATATCTTAATGTGACCTTCTATTCCTATTAATGATGTTTCTATCTTTTCTAAACTCATTGTTCTTTCCAATTTAAAGTATTTATATCGATCCTTGCCCTGCATTTCTAATGAACGCATGTTCAGGGCTTGTACCTGTCGCTGTGAGGCTTATTCCGATGTCATTGTACGCTAAACGCAATCCGTCCTCATAATGTGAGAATTTTTGTACTGTTGGTATACGTTGACTTGGTCCTGCATTAGTAACAGTTGCACCGCTTGTGTGTGCTTGAGATGAAGTTCCTCTTGTTCCTCTAGTGCAAAACACAAGATTTTCTCCACTTACTGCATTGTATTCTATTCTTTCAGTTCCTATCCAAACCACTCCAGGTACCAATCCTATATCTCCGTCGCCTCTGTCTACTTGATCCATCAAACCAGCATCTACTAGTGGTATGGTTGTATCGGTTGCTGTTATATTAGCAGTTGTTGTAGTTTTGTAGGCATCAACAATAGCAACACTTTCTTGTAATCCTTGCGGTTCGTACATGTTAATTCTAAACGCTCTACTATCTGCTGTAGTAGTTCTACCTGTTGTAAATTCATAAGGAACTGAAAGTGCATATGATTTAACTAAATCACTAGTATTACCTACAACAAACATGTTGGAACCGTCTGGACTGATGTGTATGCCGGAAGGGTTGCCTCCTATCAAATAAAATTCTTGATGTACCATTGTTGATATATCCCATGCTGTAGATAGTTTAAATAAATCTACACCGTTTCCTCGTGTGCCAACTATAAACAGTTTTTTACCATCGGGGCTCCACTCTATACCAAATGGTTCTACGTCTGTAGCAGTTAAAACTAAATCTTGGTTAAATGTTGCTGACGAAATGTCAAATGCACTGGATAAATTAAATTCAGATATCTTGTTATGTTGATCTCCTGTGATATACATTTTAGTACCATCATCTTTAAAGTCAAGTCCAAAGTTATCACTATCTACAGTTGTAACAAGTGTTTGTGTAAAACTTGCAGTTGATACATCAAAGCCGGTTGTAAGTGCATATTCATGGACATTGCTGTTTCCTACGCCAGTAACAAACATCTTTGTACCATTGGTATTAAATTTTACTGCGGTTGGATTTGGACATTCTGTAACTGCATAACTGTCTACAAAAGTAACTGTAGAAGTTAGATCGAATCCAACTGACAATGTATATTCATTTACATCATCTCCAGTTGTGCCTACAATAAACATTTTTGTTCCGGTGTCATTGAATGTTATACCTCTAGGACCAGTTTCTTCAGAATTCACACTGTAAGTTGCACCTGCTGTGACTGTGCCTTGTGGGTTTGTTTGTACTAATATACTAACGTTTTCTGTGTAGTCCACAGGCATTAGTTCTTCTCCCCAACCTTCTTTATCTGGTTGGTCAAAAATATTACCATCATAATCAAATTCAAAGTCTGCTGTCTGAAAGTTAAACATTGAATAATCTTCATCAGTCGGAACATTGCTGGAAAATCCGCCGCCACTTAATACAGTATCGCCTGCCCATGTTCTTAAGGTGTGATCTCCATGTTTGATAGTTATACATGTGTTTCTACTTACTTCGTCAATTTCAATGTTTGTTGACTCTCCGTGTGTGTTGCTATCCATACTGCTTAACAGTTTTGTATGGAAAGGTTTTACACTATTAAAAAATTCTTCAACTGGTTCTATTGAAGTTGGTTGATAAAACTTTTTGTTTAGTAACAGAGGACGCTTAACATTTAAACGTGTATAAGTTGTTTTAAAAGCAAAATCGTCTGCTGTATTTTGTAGTAGTGCAGTAAACAACATTTTAAACCATAGCTTGTTATATTTTACTTTGTGATGATTAATGAAGATCTCTGTTCTCAGTAAGTCAAACAGTTTGCTAATAACATTTTCACTTCCACTATCAAAGGGAACAACGTCAAAGTTTGCTACATCAAATCCGTGTCCAAACTTTCTTTGTAACCAAACTTCTTCACTAAGCTCTATAGTTGCTTTTTCTTTAAACACAAGTTTATCAGCACCATTGATAAAGTGATACATTTCACTTCGGATAATATTATCACCTGAGTGTGTGTTTTTAATTAATACATAACTTCCGTCTACTGGTTCGCCTGCATCAACATAGTCTTGCTTTGTATTGTATACTAAATCAGGTACTGTGTTTTCTGGAAATTTATATGTAATATTACCGTCTGCATCTTTTTCAGTTAGCTTCCAATCTACTAGTGCAATATAATCATTTATATCATAAGTTACGACACCTTCTACAAATGTAGTTGCAAACGCATTTTCCCAGTTGTTTATTTCGTCGACAACATTAACTTCACTTAACAACAAGTTTACAGTATAAACAAAGTTTTGTCTAGCTTCTTCTAACTCTCTATACAAACTTTGTCTAGGTCTAACTTGATGTCCGTACCTATTAAATTTATGTAACTTTAAGTTAGGCACAGGTTGACTTCTAAGAATAGTTATATCATCAATTTGTGTATTGTTATCGAATGAAAAGTCGTACACTCGTTGCCAATGCGACATATCACTATCTGCACTAGGTTGATTATTTAAATTGCTATCAACTCGACTTATGTAATAATTATCACCTTCTTTAACTACTGCATCAGCTGTGTATGAGGTACTACCTGACCATGTAGTAAATGTTTTAGTAACACTAAATCGATTAAAGCCAGCTAAACTATCTCTAATTTTAATATGCAAGTATTCTGGAATTATACTTTGAGGATCATCTTCTGCTAACATTAGCCAATCTTGCATTGGTAAAGCGTTAAATCTTCTATCAACATCTAGTTGTACTACTGTATTTTTTGTAACTGTATTGCTAATACCTGATAACAATAATGTATCTGTTCCTGCTGTAGCACACCAACTTAAATTATATCCAGTAGGATCTGCTAACAATTGACTTAGTTGTAGTACATTGTATTGTCTAGTACCACTGAAGTTGGTTTTATTTTTGACCCAGTAGTAATACACTGTTTCGTTTCTTTTTGTTCTGTTATTGTAATAAGATTCTTCTGTCCAGTTGTAAACTATTTCGCTGTTAATTATAGTAGAAAATGCTTCACCACTTGCTACTCTTCCATCAATGATAATTTCTCGGTCTACTAGTTCACTCCACTTTTCTGGTAATACAGGAGATCTTGTCCATTCATATATATCTATACTAGCACCGTCAAATAGTCTACCCCAGTTGTTTTGCATATAATCTATGCTACCTTGTTCGTAGTCTAAATAAATTGCGGTACTCAAATCCCACCAACGTTTTCCAACATAGCTACTCTGCCATGCGTTGATATTTTCAATTTCACCATCTAAAGAATTGTAATTGTAATTTGCTACATCATTGGTTAAAATGTGATCAATTTCATTCTTAATAAATCCAAATATAATCCCTTTAACTGGATCGTATGTTTCTAAGTTGGTAATGGTTGTTTGCTTAACAGCATCATATAATTTAACATTATTAACCAAATCGTTTCTTGCTTGCTTATTACCACTTCTTACTATTTCCCAGTCGCCAACATTACCATTTATGTCATCCCATGTTCCTACCCATTTGTAAACTTGACTACTAGGGTTGCTGGCATTTCCATCATTGTCAACAAAAACATAGATGGGATTCAATGCATTATCTTGTCTAACGCCTGCAAAATTATACTTGTAAACTCCATTTACTTTAGTTTGTTTATCAGCTTCAAGTGCGGCAAACGTACTAAATCTCATCTTTCTCAATGGATAAATGTTACCAGCATGTCCTTCGGCTTCAATATATTGGTCAATATAAAATCTTCTTATATTATTTGGGTCCACTCTAGTAACTCGATGAATACCGTCAATATTAGGTACTGTATCACTTCCTCTGATTAAAATGTAATCTCCAGCTACTAAGTTATGAGCTTGTGTCTCGCCGTTTTGTCTAGTTACATCAAGTTGTGCTTCATCTGCATCTTCTATACCTCCACATGCATTATGTGTATACATGCCAAAGTCCATTGTTTGATAAATCTCATGTCCTAGATTATAGTTTCCAAATTCACTATTGTCAGCAACCCAAATACTAAAAATGTTTGGATCATTTGTCATTTGTTGAAATACTTGATTTCCGTCACTGCCAACGATAGCATTGAATACATTACTAACATTACCAGTTGTGGCACTATATGTTTGAGCTGTTAATCCAATAGTTGAATTTGCAGTTCCAGCACCAATTACTAGTGTACTGTTTGTACTTGTTAATCTTAATTTGTTATTTGCCGCTATCGCAACTAATCCGGAAATAGCCGCAATATTAATACTTTCTACAATATCAGGTAAACTTAAACTTGTACTTGTTGTTGTAACCGATGTACCTGCTGGTGTTATGCCTGGTGATAATCCAATATCTGCATTAGCAGTACCAGTACCAATAAAGAACTGACTTAGGTTACATTGTAGTCTTAATACGTTTCCTAATACACTTGCACTAATACCCGTAACATTAGCATTATTAATTTGATCTACTACCTGTTGTTGAGTTAAGTTAGGTTCAGTAATTGTATTTGTACCTTGCGACTGTATTGTTTCTTGAGCACTATTAAATCCTACAGTACCATTCATTGTACCAACACTGATTGTTAAGTTAAATGCAACTGAAGGTGTACTAGTTGTTTTTGTAATTGTTAATTGACTACTTGCGTTTGCTCCAGCTGTAATATTACTAATACCTGCGGCATTAATTCTATTAACGATATCAGTCAAACTGTAAGGTTTAAATCCACTACTAGATTGCTGTGCAACCACTGTGGTTACTGCAAATGTAGTTGTAGCATTAGCACTAGATTTTAGATATGTCGCAATATCAGCAGTGTATGCTCCTAAGTTCATTTGACCTTGGCAGGTTGCTATTTGAGAAGGACTAATTACTTGAGCACCACTAGCAACTTGTGTGCCTACAAAACTTGTACCCAACATATTGTTTATGAGAATTACATCCTGGTCTAAAAATTGTTGTGCCGCGGTTGCTGTAGTACCGCCTAATCCTACTAGTGTTATCAAATGAGAAATATTTAATCCTGCGTTATTTGCATAGTAAGTTGTTATCCACGTTGTCCATGCCGCCGCACTGTTAGCCGCAATGTATGCTGATCTTAAACTTTCAATTCTACTAATTCTAGTTGTTGCTGTACTTGATACAGTGCCTCCATTTTGTATCCAGCTACTACTGTTAAATGTATTCTCATACGCTTGTTGGGCTGTAATATTTGTAGTACCAGTTTGTGTTTCATTAAAGTTAACTGTAGTTCCTTCAATAATCAAAGTAGCTGTTGCACTGCCTTGTATAATTGGGTTTACAGTGGTACCAGTTTTTACAATATCATTAAACACTGTAGTAACAACACTATTATTAAAAGTTATTGTAGAGTTTGACGTAGAACTTTGTCCTAGTGAAAGTGTAGTTCCGTGTGCAACTACATTATTAGTTCTGATGTCTTGTGTACCATCAATGGTAACTACATTTAATGTTGTACTTGTTGCACTCTTAGTTAAACTAATAGTATTACCGTCAATTACTAAAGTTTGTCCTGAACTAGGAATAATTGGAAGTTGAACAGTACCAGTAAGTTCAATAGGATTGTTTGCTGTAGTTAATCCGCTTGCTCCGTCTGGATCTAGCATTTCCCATACTCTTCCTTGATGAACTACCTTATCCCCTAACTTATAACTTGTCTTACTATCCCATTTATCATATTTTTGCCAATCACCATCAAAGTCGTATGCTATTTTTGTTTCTGTTGGAAATAATGTAAAGTCTTCTTTGTTTATCGTTCTATAGTCAGTTTCAGTTAACAACGGTAAACCAGCATTTAGAAAATCTTTTGCAAACATACTGTTTTGATTTTGATCGTCATATGTTTTTATTTCTCTGGTTGTAAACTGTTCAGAATCTGGATTGTAAACATTTAGCGGACTAGTATCATCAATATCAATTACAATATCACTTAGTACGTCATACTTTTGTCCATTTGTAAATCTAACAGGCTGTGGATCTGTCACTAATAATTCAGGTGTAATTTGAAACTCTGTTAACTTTCTTTTAGCAGTATCTCCAAAGTCAGCCATTCTAACTGCCCACATTTCATTTAAATCAGCTGTAGCATCTCCGTTGAACAAACCTTTGTTTCTCATAAATGCATCTAGTGCATAACGTGTGCCTTTGTATTTGTATGTGCCTTTAACAAATTCATATACACTATCATCATCTAAGTCTAGTGTATCAGCCCAGTTTGGTTTATTATATCCGCTATTAAATCTAGCAACGTCACTGATTTGTTTATTGCTTAATGTATTTGTCCTAGCATAATATTGATCTAATTGTCCAGCTACACTATCAAAGTTTGGTAATATACTATCACCATTAACTATGTGTCCTGGTGTAAACAATTTACCATTCCAGTTTTTGGTTCTATTACCTCTCCATATAATTCTTTCGTGTATTTGTCCTATTTCACTTGAGGCTATAACATCATCAAAGTTAGTTACATTATCAAATATAAAAATATGTTCCATCTGTACTTTATAAAGTCTTAAACCAAACATATTAGTTGTAGTTTCTTTAGTTTCAAAAACAGTTTCTTCGTCCAATGACATTGAACTTCTGTTAATAGCAATATCACTAGAACTAATCTGGTTGCCCAAGTTACTAACAATATTATACACACCATCATATCTTGTGTTTAAATTATCAAAGTATCCTAGTCTATCATCTTGTACTGTTACTTTGTTTGGATCTGGAATCAAGTATAGTGTTTGTGTACTATTGCCAGTTGCCCAATTACCAAAATTACTGCCTGCATTTTTCCAGGACTGTGTAAACCCTAAACTAGTTAAGTAATGTCCGTATCCTTGAATAAAGTCATAAACTTCTTGTATTGATCTTAGTTCTGTGTTATAGTCTAGTTCACTAATAGCATTTTCAAAGTTGGTATATCTTCTAACGTCTACTTGTAATGTTCCACTAAATGTTACTTTAGCACTAGGACCATTTGTTGCTGGTGCATTATAGTTAAAATAACCTAAGCTATTATCGTAGCCATTGATAGTATAACCATTGGCTGTTTTGTTTATTATAATACCTCCAAAGAAATATTCAATGTCAGGTTTGTTGACATACAAATGTGTGCTAAAATTTTCTTCCGGTACAAACACTCTGCCTTTGTCTTGGCTACTTTCTAATATAAAGTTTTGATTGTTGTTTACAAATCCACCTGCTTTAATAATAGGATTGAATGTCATATTTTTAAATCTTTGTAGTATTACATCAGTTGTTGTTCCACTTAACAAAGCATATGACGTAATACTATTACTAAATCCACTAAAGTAACGTCGAGTGTCTTTTTCAATAATAGCTTCTAGTATGCCATTTCCACTGCTTAAAACTAATCTAGGTTTATTAAAATATTCTTGTCCTTGCTTTGTAATTCTAGCGGCAATTAGTTTTCCATCTTTGATACTAACTTTAACTTCAGCACCTGATCCAAAATTATCATAAACTGTTACAGTTGGTGTAGTGGTATAACCACTACCTGCGTCTTTAATTTTAACACTTTCAATAATAGCGCCAATAATTTTACCATCGCTAAGTTCAATGTCACTCCAGCTTGTTAGCTTTCTTTTATCTATGTCACGAATTTGTGGATTATCATATCCTACAGTACTTACATTGTTTCTCTTATTAGTTTTAAAATATAAGTTAGTGCCAATTAAAGGTCTTGTTCGTAACAATGCTAAAGCTGATGCAAATTTAAATTCGCTACTTCTTCGCCATTGTTCTTCTACCGGACCCCAATCGCCATATGCAAAATCTTTTTGTCTTTCTGCTAGAGATGGTGTTTGCACTACACCTGCTGTTACTGGATCATTTAATACACCAAGTAATGTAACCAATGTATTTGTAGCCCAATCATATGAAGGGTAACTATAATCTAAATCATATACTTGTAGATTACTCGCTAGTCCGGGATCACTGATATTGCCATATTTTAATGCTGTAATTAATGCTGTACGTTTAGCCGCATCTGTCCAACTGTAATATGTGTCCCACCATGTTGGCTTTTCGTTATAACCCATCATCTCCCACGGATCAGTATGTGGTTTGTCAGTGTTAAAGAAGTAACGATATAATCCTCTCCAACCACCAATATTTGGAGTGACACTGCTATAGTTCCAAGTAAACTTGTCAGTTCCGCTGTAGTAAGTAGAAGAATTAAAATTAGTTACGTTGTTTTCTGTTTTCCATTTATTGTATTCGCTTTTAATAGAATCTTGAAAGTCGGACCAAGTGTAAGGAGTATTTCTACTTGCATTGGGCCAATACTGCTTTGAATTAACAACCGATGCTAATTCTAAACCTAAATTATTAGATATACGCAACTCTAAGTCCCAAAGTCCTGCATCAACTGGATCAAATCCTACTACCTGTCTATCAAATAGTTCTGTTCCGTTGCGTACATGGATACTACCATCGTGTCCAATGATAACACTATCTGTTGCTGTACTTGTACTATCTTTACTATAATTACTTCTTAGTTCAGGCGCAAAGGGTCTTGTTAATCCTAATTTAACACTACTTGGTGGTACAAAACTTACACTATCTCTTTTGTACCATCTAAAATGTAAGTTGTTTTGACCATTTAATGGAAATGTAATTCCACTAAG